AATGCCCTGACGCGATAGCTGGTCTTGCAAATCCTTCTGCTGTTGCTGTTGGCCCGGCGCAAGTAAGGCTTCTTCCCCACCGTAAATCTGGTTTGTAGTTCCCTGATTAATCGCCTGCGGAGTGCTGTTTAGAACCCCGGAATCCGCCGTGTTAAAATTCAACGGCGTGGTGGCAGATGTCCCCGCGTTAGTAGCAAGCGTCTGTGCCGTGGGAATAAGAGAATTAGCAACCTGCTTGGTCCCGGTCAGGACACTCTGCGACAGCGGATCAAGCGTCGTGGTCTGGGTATAGGTGGGGAGCTTCGTGCCCGTCGTGGGATCGGTATAGGTTCCGGTCTGGTTATAATTGACGGAACCATTCGGCCCAACCTGATTGACATCGTTGGCCGCTGCCTGCGCTGCCGCCGTTCCAATATTGGAAGTGGTCTGCGCATTGGCAACCGTCGTCGGGTTGGCCGGCGTCGGGACTTGAGGTGTGGATTTGCTCATGTTTCCTCTGCGACCCAGCGAGATGCGTCTTGCAACAGCAGTCCATAGGTCTCGGCAGCCCCCGACATGAATACGTCGGGATGAATGCCTTCCAGTTTGAATCCGAGGCGGCAGAGGAATGCCCTGGCGGGCTGGTTCGTAGCCTCGATAATGGCTGTCACTCGTTTGCAGCCAAGTTGTTTGAATGGATAGGCCAAAATTGCGCGCACGGCTCCGGGACTGGCCCAGCGCGGCGACGACGTAACAAACGTTATCTCGATATTCGGAAGTCTGAAATTGTTAAAGACCGCCGCCGCGACAATCTTGCCTTTGTGGATGACACCAATCGACGTATTAGGTTCAGCTATTTCCATCCCCAACCGCGAACCGGCCCATCTGGCGAGTTCACGATCGCAGTTGAACAACAGCACTATAGATAATCACCGGGCTGGTAGATCAGATCGGTTCGCAGCCACGTCACCGGCTGGGTAGAGGTCGTCACCAATTGAATGCCTATCGCAGTCCCGTTACCGCCGCCGCCGCTCCAGCGCGCATTGACAGTTCCCTCACCGGACCATGGCGAGGTATTCCAGGGCGAGACGTTCCAGGGTGAACCAACACCACCCGTGACCGCCGTAATCGGTATCTGGAAATCCCCGTAGTCAAAGCCCAGCAGGATTTCATAGGCGGCGGATTCGAACACCTGAACTAAGGGCCTAATGCCCGTCACCTGCTTACGATAGGGACTGTTAAATGTATTCCAAGCCTGCTGCCCGATAGCCGCGATAGGCCCCGTATCGTCCAGGCTGCCGCTATCGGCCAGCCAGACATTGCCGAGCGCATCGCCGAAATATAGATTATTCTCGAACAGCCCGAAACAGATGGCGTTCATGTTGACAAAACGGCACCACGGCAGATTGACATTGCCGGTATTCATCACGTGCTGATCGAATGTCCCGTCCGGATTCGGGATATTGAAGATCAATCTCCGTCCCTTGGGATAGAACAGGGCTTGCCAGCCCAGTGCATTGGCGTTCGCGGTCACCGCCGCCTGAACCGCATTGGAGACCTTGGACCTCGGCGGGAGCTGTCCTAGTTTAAGCGAGGTCAATTGCTGCGAGAGCGGCACATGGTCGTCATAGGTGGTCAGGAACGCTTCGGCGCCATAATTACAGACCGAACGGATATTAACTGGCGGCGAGATACGATAGATGCCGATCAGCGCCCAACTCACCGCACTTGAGGGGTCATTACCGAAGTAGATCAGCGCCTGTCCGGATGACATGATGAACACGATCATGTCCTGAACGCCATTGCCGCCGTCATAACTGAATGTCGTGACAGCGGTTAGGTTGCCACCTAGACTACAGAATGCCGAGAGATCAAAGAACGCCAAGGCTCCGTTGATCGAATTAAGCTGGGCATACCAGAAGCCAGTCGAATTCTTTTGCCAGAAGAACAGTCTTTGCTGGTAGAGCGCAACGCCGATAATGGTATTCAGATTAGGCGTTGAGCCGCCCGTAAAGGCCGCATTCGCCAGTGTCGTGCCATCGAATACCTGCATGGTATCCGTGCCATTGCAGAAGAACAGCTTGGAAAGAAAATTCGCGGTCTGCCATGCGTTGACCGAGAATGGAGAGATGTTCAGCGCGGTCGGCGTTCCCGTGCTGACGTTGTAAATAAACCCGCCGCTCGCAGCCAGGAACTTATCTGTTGCGCCAGCGTCGTATTCAGCGAGCGTCTGGACTGGACTGCTGGAGCCAAGTCCGCTCGCAAATAACGTATAGCCGTTCCTGACCCCGACGCCACCGGCATCAGGGTAGAAATTATCCAGTTGAACCGCATCCAGCGGGTCCATCGCATCAAGCGCGTCGCGGGTATTCCAGCCCTTGACGGGAGCGCTCAGGTTGGTCGGCTCGACAATCGGCCGGACGCCGGCAGACAGACGATCCCTAAGTGAAAGAACCGCCGTCATGCGCCACCGGGGAAATTGCTTTCCTGGACATTGAAAGGGCCTATGAGCATCAGACTATTCACCTGCGGCACCAGGCTAAGGATTGCACAGGCACCATCCACCGCCATCGCCTTGCGAATTTCGGTCTCGTACTGATTGAGTTCTTCGGAATAGGAAAGACCGAGCCTGCGCAGGTACAGATACCTTGTGCAGAGCATCAACAGATATTCGTCAACGATGCCGGTGTCGGTATCGGCCATCCATTGCGTCTGTGGCGTTCCGGTATCGGACTCGCACCACGCATTCGAGACGTATTCAAACACCAGCGGCGAATCGTTGTCGGTCGGAACCGGATCGATTGAGAAAACCTGATTGCCGCCCGTGGTGCGAAATCGATACCTGCGCTGAATAGAAGCGCGGCCGATCACACTGGACTTATAGAGCTGCCACTGTTGCGGGCTTTGCGGCCCACGCATGATCCAGTAGCGCGATCGGTCCCACATCGTATTATCGATGGCACGCTGGAAATCAGAGGGCAGAGCGTAATCTGATTGACCGAAGTTGAATTCCCCAGATCCCGTAGTCGTAGCCGCTTGGTTGAATGTTACGGTCGAATGCGGATCGTTGACGGTGACCGCCGTAATGATCGCATTGTTTGGCACGCCCGTCCCGAAGGCATACCACGTCCCGGCCGCAATCGGAGAGGTGCCCAGCGTCAGACCGGAGATAACCCCGAAGCCGCCGACATTGGCAATGGTCCCAGCTTGTTCAAGAATGGCATTGGTCGTGAAGTCGTATTCCCGGATGGTGGAAACCCAACCGCCTTGCGGTTTCTTGGAGACGAACTTGCCGGCCAGTTGCGCGGCCGCCAGCAATCGTATTGCGGTCTCATCCGGGTTATTGACAATGAATGTCGGGATTGCCAGCGCCAGTTCGGCGGCAACGTCCGTACAGATGCTAAGGAGACTCACTTCTTTTTGCGTCCGATCTCAGCCATGGCGTATTTGGGTTTATTCATTCCCTTGGCCTTATCCGCAGCAGCGAAGTCCTTGCCCACGGACTGCGGAACGCCAGCCTTCTTGGCGAACTTTGGATTGTGGGCCACCGCTTCCATGAAGCGATGCTGTTTATCAGAGGTCGATGGCATCACTTATCTTTCTCAGCTAACCGGCGTTCAATATCAGCGCTGGGTTTAATGGAAAACCGATCGCACCAATGCGCGGGCTCAATCGGGTCTTGAACGATTTCACAATGCGGTCCGCGCTGGAAATGCTCGCATAGGGAACAATGCGCATGAGGCTTGCCGGGTCCGTATTCAACGGAAGAATGGGCAAGCTTACCTGTCACGCTTGGAAAGCCGCTTCTCGACTTCCTTGCCGATGGATGGATATTTCGCGTGAACTTTGGCGCGAACTTCCGCCTTCACTGCGGGCGAACCATTGGCAGAGACGCGGGACAGCGCATTTCTGGCATGGCTGGCGTTCTCAATTGGATAGCTGCGCGCAGGTCCCGCGAAGTTCTTGCCGGCGATCTTGTTGCGTCCGGCCGTAGTTAGTTTTGCCATCATGCCACCTTGTCACGAATGATATTGCCAGCCTCGTCTCTCGGCATCGGCTTGCGGCCACGCCGCGAGGTGAGATTGTCCAAGGAAGACCCAGCAATCTCGACCGGAGCCGCCTTGGCCTTCTCAACCGGATCGTTCATGCCCGGAATATGCGTCAGGATCGGCGAGGGCTCATCCTTCAAGGCACGAACCTGGGCTGATGCATCCCGCGCAATCATGCCCATTTCCTCGACCTGACGACGCAGCGCCGCCATCTCGGACATCAAGCGCTCATTGTCAGCAGAGAGTCGGCTGTTCTGTGCGATGTTCTCGGCATCATCCAGAAACGCCTTGGCCCTGTCCCGAAGGATGCGCCCGCCCATGCCAATCCTTTGAATGGCCTGGTCATCCATCCTAGCGATATGTTCAACGGTCTTGAAGCCAAGCGCCTTCAGTTCAAGAACCTGCGAGCGTTTCAGGATCGCCCATTCTTCCAACGGCGTGCCTTCAGGAGATACTTCCATGCCCGACTTGAAGGCTTCGTATTCCTTGGGCCAGCGCTGGGTATGCTCCTGCGTCACCGCCATAACCGGACGGGTGTGCGGATTGCCGGGAATGATGATCTCGACCCGCTCGACATCCTTGAAGATCGGACGCCCCTGGATTTCAGAGGCGGCCTGATCCTGTATGCTATCGATAAAGAAGCGCGGATGAATAGAGGAGTCGGCACCAAAGCCAGAACGAGAGAACGAACCATTGGAGATAACGGACATTAGGTTTCCTTGTGATTGCCCGAGGGCTGGATCAGGTTTAGAGTTACGCGCTGGTAAAGGTAACAAACTGCTGTCCCGCTTCCTTGATGAGCATGCGGCTGGTGGTCGTGAGCGTCACACCGGCATTGACCGATCCGTTATTCATAAAACTGCCGATCGGTGGATAAATCGTAATGGTGCTGCCGGAATTATTGAGGATG